AGTACTCATGCAGGAATTAATAGCAAGAGGAGCAGCTAGAACATCAAAGCACTTCTGTAAGGAATACATTTGATATGCGTGAGCTACTGCATCAGTAACCTCATACCCAACCTTATTGTAGTTATGCTTATCTGCTAGACGATCGAACTCCTCATCTGAAAGGAGAGGATTGCCTTCGTAGTATAACTGACTTGCTCTATCTAAAAACTTCTGCATGTTTAAATCCTAAATTTGAAAAGATATTATACGCAATTTAAGCTATATTGTCAAGAACTATTTATACAGATCTCCAATTAGTTCTGAAAAGTGTTCCTCCACAGTACTTTTAGATTCTGCTAGAGAAAGTATTTCTGTCAGACCCATGAATAACTCACTAGAATTGGTCAAGTCCAAGGGCATTGCTATACCTTCTGGTGTAGGCTGCCATTCTTCGTCAAAGTCAAGGTAGTACTTACGCAAGTGCAGGTACTCTATGCCTCGGAAGGTGTTAATGGTTAGCCTAACTTGAATCTCTTTTACTGTATCATAATGTATTACACGGGAGTAAGCCTCTGGGGCTTGGTGCAAGTCCATTAAGATCGCCTATCATTTTTTAAGATGGAGGCTAGAGGAAGTACGCTTACTACATTTGCAGGGCGTAATAACCTGTAAGAGTCGGTGTCCCAACAGAAAAAGATAAGAGTGTCCTCTGTCTCTTTTGCCCGGTTCTTTTTACCTTGTATATAAGGAGGGCTGAAGTCTAAAGTACAGACGTTGTACTTTAGTTTTTTGGAACGCTCGCTTCTATAGGTTATAATAGCGTCCCCATAGTTATGCACTAGACGTGCCAGTTCTTGCTTTTTCACTATAGATATCCTTTGTGTAATGTTAGCAATATTCATTGCTGAACTTAATACTTTAAAGGCGTAAAAAAGCCCTGCTAAGTTGCCTTAGCAGGGTACGTGTTACTAGTCTTCGTTTGAGAGCAGTGTGGTAAAGTATTGTGCTGCTTTACCTGTGAGCTTAGAGATGATCTCTTCGTCTACTGACTTACCTGCGTCGCTAATAGCTGCGGTCAAGGCTTCTTGAGCTGCTGCTTTAGATACACGAGTACCGGTAGCTTTAGCTCCGTCACTAGATTTAGCTGCGGCAGTCTTTTTAACGTAGACTCCTGCTTTGGTAAGGATCATACGAACACCGTTTGGTGACTCGTCAATTTCTTCTGCAATTTCTTTTACAATTTCCATACTTGTTTCAGGAGTTGGGTCTCTTTCTTCGTACATAGTTACTGCTTCTGCTTTTTTCTCGTCTGTCCAAGCCATTTTTTTCTTCCTTTTGTTTGTTTTGAGTCCAGGGCAACTGCCCGTTTTTTCTATCTGTTGCTGGTAGAACCGATCTCCCAACTTACTTCAACCTATTGCGGTAGTAGCTTGTACATTCGTACATGCTAGTTGTAATACCGTCTTCAACTTCTTGTTCACACTTCTGCGTCAGTTGTTTATTGCTAGCTGAGCCAATAATCAAAGCGATTACTATAAATGCCCACATTGTTTTTCTCCTAAATTTGAAAAGATATTATACGGGAGAAACTACCATCTTGTCAAGAACTTTTTTTATGATGCTTAGTACTATTTATAAAATAAATGATTATCTATTGTTACAGTTCTGGACAGACTATCCGCCCAATAGGGGTACACACTATCTGCGTGATAGTGTGTTGCCCCTTCGGTTACGTCGTACAGCCTAAAATGTTTGGTTTGCTCCACATAAGTGGCGGCAATATTTAGAGACTCTATCCACGTTGCAGTATCATAGGGTGTGTCCGGCTTTCCATCGCAATACCAGCTAAACTGACACTTGTGTAGGACAGGGACTGTATTGCCTTTCCAGTTTATGCGCTCCTGTGCTTGGTATACCACACCGCATATAGTATTAGGATATTCCTCCATATCTACTCTGTTGAGAACAACGTCAGCTACAGCCATCTTACCTACAATAGGTTGGTTCCCTGCCTCAAAGTATATATTCTTTGCTAGACATAGTATATCTTCAGAAACTTCAGGGGAAGCTGCTGTATCCGCACTGAGTATTGCAAGTGCAAGTATTAATGCCTTCTTCATAGAGAGTGCTTCAATTTATAGTCTTTTACTGCTGCTTTAATTGCATCTTCTGCTAGTACAGAACAGTGTATCTTAACTGGCGGTAGACATAATTCTTCTGCTATTTCAGTATTCTTTATTGATGCAGCTTCGTCTAACGTTCGCCCCTTAACCCACTCTGTTAAAAGAGAGCTGGATGCTATAGCCGATCCGCACCCGTAGGTCTTGAATTTTGCATTAGTAATGATCCCCTCATCTACTTGTATCTGGAGTCTCATAACATCGCCACAGGCCGGAGCACCAACCATACCTGTACCTACGTCGGTAGCGGCTTCATCGAGCCTGCCTACATTACGTGGATTTTCATAGTGATCTAATACTTCTTTACTGTATGCCATGTTGTTCTCCTACGTAGAAGCTTTCACCGCATCCACATTCTGCTGTTACGTTAGGGTTTGTAAATTTAAACCCTTCGTTCAAGCCTTCTTTAAGATACTCTAGTACTGAGCCTTTCAAGTAAATCATACTTTTAGGATCTATTACTAAAGTAACGCCTCTATCATGAATAACAATATCTTCACTATCCATATTATATGAGTACTCTAATACATATGCCAAACCGCTACATCCTACTGTCTTTATGCCTATGCGTATCCCTTCACAATCTTGGCTTTCGGCTAGTTTACGCACTAAAGGTTCATATGCTGACTCTGCAATAGTTATCATACTTAAAATAGTTCCTTATATTTTTCTGAGCGATTACGAATAGTAAGTATTCTCGCGCATAATTCCTTTGCGATAGTGTCCATAACTGCAATAGACCATTGATACTCATCTAGGTCTATATCTGCAATAGAAAAGCTCCTCTTGTATAGGTTGTCCATCGCTATAGATGCATCTACTATAAATTTACGCTTGTATAGTTGTTGTATGTGACGTGCGCTTTTAGTCTGACCCTTAAATGTTTCGCATATCTTATTAGGCGATAGTAGGGGGTACAGCAGTAGGTAATCATGCTCTGTAAGTTTATATTTCATAATTTTTCCTTACATTTAATCTGTGCTCTTCCTTTGTAATACCTTTACCTAGTACGTCTCTCTCGAATGATGAGATCCAATCTCTAATAGGCTGTTTCCCTGTTTTGGGTGTTATTACACTCGTTTCATTAACCATTGCTACGAACTCTGCTGCCGGTATATAGCCATCAGTACAGGTATCTATATATAGTGCGCGAAAGAGTTTTGTGAGCATGTTCTTTTTCTTATAGCGTTTTGCTTTCTCTACACAAGTGTTTTGGTATTCTGTTAATTTCATAATTTTTCCAAATTTACTCCATACTTTTTCAAGTGTTGGAGCTTGCCTAGTTCATACGCTGGAGCAGCCGCATTAAAACCTCCTGCATCAACACTAGAGAAGAGCGTGTCTTCACTGTCTATCTTCTGTATTACATAAATAGAGTAACAAGGGCATCCGTACTTTCCCTCATAGTCATAATTTGACATACCTTGCTTATCTTTCAAAAACTCAGAAGTCAATCGTTCTTTAATTATAACAGTGCTGTGATACGTTGCCGACCACGCTATCTCCCCGCGCTCAAAGTCTTCAGATACACACTCGTCGGGGAAGTAATGTGCTGTTACTCTTTCTTCTTTATTGCTAGGTCGTTTTGGTACGCCAACTCTTTCAAGAACTGCCCGCACAAACCCCGCCGAGCGGAATAGCATTTTTGCAATGTCTGTAACAGTATCGCCCCGTAAAAAGCTAGTGCATATTTCATTAATCTCAGTTTCACTAGCGGGTCTTCCTCGCAGGGTTGCCTTACGCTTTTTTGTGTATTCCTTTCTATCGTCATGCTCTTCTATAATATTATTTAATCTAGTAGTATTATAGGAGATATTTAGAATATCACAAGCCTGTTTTTTAGTTATCGGTTTGGTTGACGATACCCCCGAAGGTTGGGCTGAAGGCTCCGGGTTCAGTAAGGCTTTGACTTTCTCTATGTTCGTCGGACTTAAGTTTTCGTAGTCCTTCTTCTTTATCGACACTCTTCCCATATTCTAGCTCCAATAGTAATTCACAATAGTGTATAGCTTTCTTAAGATCTTCTGCCCCGTTCTTGTTAGCGTGGCGAGTAACATATTTTACTACATTACCTTCCATATACCCAAGTTTATTCGCATGTATGTACTCTACGGGTTGAACCTTTAGCTGTTTGTAATGATTGCCTCCTTGTTGCGTAGTTAAGGCTTCAGAAACCTCTTCCCATACAGGCATTTCTCCACTAGGGGCGGTGTTAACTATTTTCTTAGTCATGTACGAACTCCTTAATCATACTAAATACTGGATTAATAGCATATGCACACTCTCTAGCCACATTCATATGCTCTTTTTGCGTACCTGGAGTGGTACGAACATCAATGTAGTGCATCCAAGAACGAACAGTTCCGTGCATATACAGTCTAGTTTTAGTTAAACCTTCTGGCAATACAGCACGAGCTTGCTCTTTTGCAATGCCCTGCTCAAGTGCCCAATAGTATATACTTTCAGCCGTAGCAATAGCTGCTTTTTGTTTTTGTATCCATGCCATTTCTAGCTGTCTATCATTGCTTTCTATACTGTTTTGACGGTTCTTAACGTCTTGTAACCGCCCTGTGCGAAGTTTAAAAGGAAACCCTAGAGCCTCGGGCTTAGCATATCTCTGACTAAACTCTTGAAAAGCAAAAGATCTGTGTCTTACTATCTGATGTGCAATATCTCGTGTAGTATTTATCTCTAGAGTTATACTACACATCTCAAATGGCGACCAATGCTTATGCTTGATTAAATACTTCAGCAGCTTTTCGGCTGTCTCTTCATTATCTTGATTACTAGGATTCGAGACTCTTGCCATATAGGCAATATCCTGCAGTAGGTCAGTCGACGATGATGATATAAGTTTTACTGTACTTTCTTGTTTCATTTTATAGTCCTGTTTTTATTTTCTTGATATCCTGTTTTCATAGTCTGCGAGTTCCTCATCCCACCAGGGCGGAACATCTCTGTGTTTCCACTCTGCAAAAGTGGCTTTGTCAAGCATATAGAAGTTCCGGTATGCTTGTACTGGGTCACTATCGTCTTTTAACTCTTCCGTCATTGCGAGTGCAAACCGAGTAAATCCGTGGTCTTCCATGTGCTTAGGCTCTGGTAACTTTTGTAGCATTTCAAAACTTTTGTGAAGGCTACCATAGCGGTAGTGCGCCTCACTCGCAAGAGCAAAGGCATAACAATTTGTCCAGTAAAAATTCTCTAATGAAGAACGTACCCAAACACATGAAGGGTGGTTTTGCATGGTAGGAAGGTATGGAAAGAGCCTATCTTGCATAGGAACCTCTTTCCACTTCTTACGAGTTTCCTGAAGAACTTTATTCTCTTCTTTAGTAATAGTACGAGGCACAAATCCGAATAGATGATCTATCCAGAGATTAGTACATATAAGCTGTGCGGCTTCAAGAATCATCTTGTTAACGTGTTTGTCAACATGATATTCTGCAGACTTATCGAGGTCTTCGTCTAAGTAAAAAAGATTAATGGTGTTCTCCTAAAATTGAATAAGTATTATACTAAAAGTCAGATACAATGTCAAGAACTTTTCTTGGGTGCGTTAAACCAACCGCTGATAGCAATACGGGAGTTAGGAGCTAAAGAAGATACCTCACTAATATAATGATCTATTCCCCCGTCTCCCAAGTACAAAAGCACTAAGGAGTTATATTCTGGAAAAATTACTTTCGGAGGTTCTTCTTTGTTGTCGAACACAGTTAAACAACCTCCGTACTCATATTTCCACTCTTGTGTAAGATTAAATATAAAAGCAACATCAAAGTTAGGATCAGGATGAATACTTAAAAAGTCTCCCTGCCCATACACACTTGCAAAGTCTTCTACTAATTCTAGGTTGTCTATACCTGCTAACTGTCCTATAAACTGTAGGAAATCTGGGCTGCTTAGCACATCTTCTCTAAACAGGCACATAACACAACTGCAAGACTCTTCCTTACATTTTGTAAGTCTTTTTAATCTGTAAGTAAAGTGTCCTTCTGCAAGGCTTTCTCGCAAAAGTCTTTGAGTATCTATTTTATCCTGCAATCCCGCTATAGTATTTTCTATATAGCGAGGCTTTTCTTGTTCTCCAAACTTATAGTAGTAGTTCCAATTAGCTGCCTGTGAAAAGTAAATGTAATCTGCAAGACCTTTTGCTACATCCGCAGGTAGAAAGTCTTTTACTACTTGGTATTTCACTATTACTCCTTTTCTTTTGGTATAGTTACTTCTCGATAGTAGATTATTACTTCTCCAAGTTGATTTATATATCTTCTAATCTCTTGGGTGTTATGAGCCATTAACTCATAGTCAGCTATAGTCATAGCCGTGAATACAATATCTCCTCCATTCTTCTTTTTTATGCTATCTAAAAATCTGTCAAGATAGCTGTAGCCTTCAGGATATTGATCCTCCTTTCCTAGCTTGCAGTCACGTTTTTTAGTCTCAGGGTCTTTAATACACGGCTCTATAATCTTTGCATCAGATACAACGTACCACTTAGGTTCTCTTAGTTTGATA